CGTCTCCAGGAGGAGGGCCCCCGAGAGCGGCCCGTTGAGCTTGCCGGATTTCTCACGGGTTTTGGTGCGACCCCCGGGCGGGCCGAAACCCGTGCGGGGCACCTGGTGGGCTGATGGGCAAGCGCGGACCCAAGCCGACGCCGACGAAGGTGCTCGCAGCGCGCGGCAGCTGGCGCGCGCGCACGCGGCCCGCCGAGCCCGACGCGCCGAGCGCCAAGCCCGTGTGCCCGAAGGGGAGGTCGGCCACGTGGCGCGCGTGCTGGCGCTGGCTCACGACGCAGCTCGAGGCGATGAGCCTGCTGAGCACGGCCGAGGAGCAGGACATCCGCCGCTACTGCGACGCGCACGAGCACTACACGCGAGCCAACACGCACATCGAGAAGAACGGCCTGATGCTCGAGATGCGGAACGCGGAGAACCAGATCGTTCAGGTCGTGAAGAACCCCATGATGATCGAGCGCGCGCGCTTGAGCGCCGAGCTCCTGCGTCTGGGTCAGCAGTTCGGGCTCACGCCGTCCGCGCGCGCCGGGCTCGGCGCCATGGTCAAGCCGCCCGAGGGGCCGAAGCAGGAGGGGAAGGGTGGCACGCTCCACTTCTTCGACCAGCGCCGCGCCTAAGCGCCGCGGCCGCCCTCGGAAGGAGGAGCCGCCGCCGCGGTTCCTCACCACCGAGCAGGTGCGGGCCAGCAAGGCGTGGGGTCCCTTGCTGCGCAGCCACATCCCGGGATACGACCCCTGCCTCCAGGCCGAGGACTGCGTCTTCGACACGCACGAGGCCTCGGAGTCGCTGAGCTTCTTCCCCGAGTTCCTGCGCCATCCCGAGCCGCCCGTTGAGGGGCAGCCGTTCGCGCTCGAGCCTTGGCAGGCGTCCATCGTGGCCAACCTGTTCGGCTGGAAGAGGACGATCCGCGACCGCGACGGCCACGAGCTGCTCGTGCGGCGGTTCAAGGAAGCGTTCATCTACGTGGCCAAGAAGAACGTCAAGAGCACGCTCGCCGCGGGCATCACGCTCAACGTGATGCGCAACGCGCCCAACGGGGCGAAGCTCTACGGCGCAGCCGCCTCCCAGGAGCAGGCCGGTCTCGTGTTCGGCGTGGCCGCTGCGATGGTCCAGATGGAGCCGCAGCTGCGCGGCAGGCTCCAGATCTACGGGGCCACCGCCGGCACCGTGCGGCGCTCCATCGTGTGGCCCGAGCGCATGGTCAGCTGGCGCGTGCTCTGCGCGGACGCCGACACCACCGACGGGGTGAACCCGTACTTCGTGATCGTGGACGAGCTGCACCGTCATCCCAACGGCAACCTGATGAGCATCCTGGAGAAGGGGACCGCCGCGCAGCGCGAGGCGCTGCTCGTGAGCATCAGCACCGCGGACTACAACCGCGAGAGCCCGTGCAACGACAAGCTGCTCAAGGCGCGTCGGGTCCGCGACAACAGAGGCGACAAGAGCCAGCCGGGCTACGACCCCGCGTTCCTGCCGTGCCTCTGGGAGGCGAACGACAAGGACGACTGGACGTCGCCGGCGACGTGGAAGAAGGCGAACCCCAACCTCGGCGTGAGCGTGACCGAGGAGTACCTGCGCCGCGAGTGCCAGGCCGCGATCGAGCGGCCGTCCAAGCTCAACGACTTCAAGCGCTTCCACCTGAACATCGTGACCGAGTCGGTGGAGACCTTCCTGCCGATGGGGGCCTGGGACGAGAAGTGCCGGGGCCCGCTGGCCATGGAGGCCGGCCGCCTGGACGAGTGGGTCGAGAAGATGGGACTGCCCGGGCGCGCGTGCCTCCCGGCGCTGGACCTGGGCAAGACGATCGACTTGAACGCGCTGGGCCTCCTGTTCGAACCGGCGACGCCGTCCGACCCCTACGTGTTCCTCCCGTACTTCTGGATGCCGGAGGACACGCTGCGCCAGGCGGAGGAGCGCGATCGCGTGCCCTACAGCCAGTGGGTGCGCGACGGGTTCCTCGAGGTGACGCCGGGCAACGTGACGGACTACGCCTTCATCAGGGACCGGATCGTCCAGCTCAGCAAGCGCTTCGACTTCGGCGAGCTCGCCTACGACCCGTGGAACGCCACGCACTTCGTGCAGGACCTCCAGCGCGAGAACGTGCGCTGCCTGGAGTTCCGCCAGGGCTTCAAGAGCTACACCGAGGCGACCAAGGAGCTCGAGCGCCTGACGATCGCGGGCAAGCTCGCCCACGGCGGGCACCCCGTGCTGCGCTGGTGCGCCAGCAACCTCAGCGTGGAGCGCGACGCCGCGGGGAACCTGAAGCCTTCCAAGGCGCGCTCGAACGGACGCATCGACGGGGTGGTCGCGCTCTGCATGGGGCTGGGCGTGTCGATCCTGGGGCGTCAGCAGTCACAGAGCGCCGAGCAGGCGCTTCTGGAGGAGCCGATCTACGAATGAAGATGCGCCTCCTCGCCGCTCTGTTCGTCATCACCTCGTGGGTCCTCTTGGCCTACGGGGCGCACCTCATCTGGGAGCCGCTGGGCGCGCTCGTCCTGGGCGCGTGCCTGTGGGTCGATGCCTATCTGGGTGACCGCCTGCGGGGTCGCCCGTGAGCCTCCTGCTCGATCTCTTCTCCGGCGGCCGGCGTGCCGAGGGGCACAGCCTCTGGGAGCACGGCTGGTCCCCGGTGGGGGTGGGGGGCATGGATCTCACGAGCGACTCGGCGCGCACGGCTGCCGGCGTCGACGTGAACCAGGAGAAGGCCCTCGCGCTCGTCGCCTACTTCGCAGCCCTGCGCAACATGAGCCAGGACATCGCCAAGCTCCCGATGCAACTGCGGCGCCGGCGCCGCGGCCGCGACGGGAAGGCCGCGCGCGGCAGCGACCTGGCGTGGGACCACGACGTCAGCGAGCTGCTGCGCGAGCCGCACTCCATGGGCGGCTTCCAGTTCCGCCAGCTGATGCAGTTCCGCGCGCTGGGCTGGGGCAACGGCTACGCCGAGATCGTGCGCGACGCCACGGGGCGTGCGGTCGAGCTCTCGCCGGTCCACCCCTCGAGGATGGAGCCGGTGCTCGATGACCACGGACGCATCGTCAAGTACGCCTGGCGCGAGAAGGCCGGCGACGAGCCGATCAAGATCCCCGCGCGCAACGTCCTCCACGTCCGCGGGATCGGCAGCGGGGCGAAGGGCCTCTCCCTCCTGCGCGTGGGCGCCGAGGTCCTCGGCCTGGGCCTGGCGGCGCAGCGCAACGCCGCGCGCTTCTTCAGCGAGGGCATGGCCAAGCGCGTGGTCGTCTTCTCCAAGTCGATCCTCAACGCGCCTGGGCGCAAGGCGCTGCGCGAGCGGATCCTGGCCGACAAGCACCTGGACCCGACGGGGCGCCGCCTGCTCCCGATCATCGAGGGCGACTTCAACATCGGCGACATGGGCATCCCGCCCGAGGACGCCCAGCTGCTCGAGTCCCGCGAGTTCACGACCGAGGAGATCGCCCGCCTCGTGCGCATGGCGCTGGCGAAGATCCAGTACCACAAGCGCGCGCAGGGCTGGAACTCGCTCGAGCTCCTGAACACGGACTATGCAACGGACAGCCTCCAGCCCTGGTGCGTGACCTGGGAGGACGAGTCGCGCCTCAAGCTGCTCGAGCCCGAGGAGCGCTCGGATTACTTCTTCAAGCTGGTCCTCCAGGCGTTGATGCGCGGCGACAGCGCCGCGCGCACGAACTACTACGACTCCGGCCTGCGCAACGGCTGGCTCTCGCCCAACGACGTGCGCGAGCTCGAGGACATGAACCCGATCGACAACCCCGCGGCCGACGAGTACCGCGTGCAGGCGCAGATGAAGCCGATCGACGAGCCGGCGCCGAAGGCCTTGCCGCCACCGTTCGTGCCCACCCCGCCGAAGCCGGCACCTGCCGACGACGACGACGACGACGACGCGGACGAGGAGGAGCGTGCCGCCGCGCGCGCGGCGCTCGCGCCGCTGCTCCTGGACGCGGCGGAGCGCGTGGCCACCAAGGAGGCGCACGTGCTCCAGTGGGGTCTGCGCAAGCACGCGGCCAACGCAGCCGCGTTCTCGGCCTGGGCCGCGGACCTGTACGCCAAGCTCCGCGACATGGCCGGCAAGGCCTTCGCCCCCGCGCTGGCGTGTGCGACCCACCTGCGCGGGCTGCCGCCCGACCGCGTCGCGCGCGTGAGCGCGCGCATCGCCGCCTGGCTCGACCGCGACGGCGGCATGGACTGGGCCCCGTACTGCCGCAACGTCGCTGCCAGCACGCCGGAGGCGCGCGCCCGCGCGCTCGCCGACCTGGTGCTCGAAGCCGTCCTCGAGGAGCCCGCCCATGCCTGATCCGGTGCACAACCCGACCTGCCGAGCCAACCACATGGGACTGTGGGCGATCGAGCCGCGCTACCTGGCGCGGGCGGTCGAGTCGATCAAGGCCGGCACGTGGCCGGCTCGTGCGGCGGACGGCATGCCTGGAGATGCGTCGAAGCCCGCACGGCTGCTCGAGATCTCGACGACGGGCATCGGCGTGATCCGCATCGCCGGGGCCATGATGAAGGGGTACAGCAAGTACGCCGACGTCGACACGCTCGAGGTCCGGCGCGCCGTGCGCACGGCCGTCGCCGATGAGCGCGTGAAGGCGATCCTGCTCCTGATCGACTCGCCTGGGGGTGCGACCGCGGGGACCATGGAGTTGGCCGACGACGTCGCGGCCGCCAACCGCAAGAAGCCCACCTACGCCTTCCTCGACGACCTGGGCGCGAGCGCCGCCTACTGGGTGGCCAGCCAGGCGCGCCGCATCAGCACGAACGTCGCCGGCGAGGTGGGCAGCATCGGCGTCTACGCGGTGGTCCACGAGACGGCGAAGATGGCCGAGATGGAGGGCGTGACCGTGCACGTCCTCTCGACGGGGCCCTACAAGGGCGCCTTCGTCGCCGGCACGGCTGTCCTGCCGGAGCACCTTGCCTACCTCCAGGAGCGCGTGGACGAGGTCGCCGGCTTCTTCTTCAAGGCCGTCCGCGAAGGCAGGGGCCTGGACGACGACGAGATGGCGGCCGTGTCCGACGGCCGGGTCTTCGGCGCGGCCGAGGCCAAGCGCCTGGGGCTCGTGGACCGGATCGAGAGCCTGGAGAGCGCGCTCGACGGCATCCAGAAGGACCTGGAGGACGCCGATGCCCGCGCGCGCGCCGCGAAGGCCCGCTCCCGCGTCGCGCAGAGCATGACGGGGGAGTAGCCGGCCCGGGGTCCCGCAGAGAATCCTTGACGGTCCCCTCACCCTGTCCCTACGGTTCGGTCTGACCAAGGCACCTCCCCGCGTGAGTTCCACGGGGATGCGATGCCGACGGCCCTGGCGCCTCCCCGCGTGAGTTCCACGGGGATGTGACGCGAGGGGCCTTCCCGCTTCGTGTCCGCGCCGCGCGCCCCGCGCGCGCAGCGCCAAGGAGACCGCCAGTGACCCTCGCCGAGAAGCTCGCCAAGCAGGAGCTCGAGAAGCGCAAGCAGGCCCAGGCCATCGCGGCCAAGGAGGGCGTGACCGCCGCCGAGCTCGAGCAGGTGACCACGCTCCTGAAGGAAGCCGACGACCTCAAGGCGCAGGGCGCCAAGGCCCTCCAGCGCGAGGAGACCCTCGCCGAGAACGAGCGCCGCATGGGCGCGCTGCGCGCCCCCGTCTCGCGCCTGCCGGGCGCGAGCGAGGACGACGAGCCGATCGTGGCCAAGCCGGCGTTCCTGAAGGACCCCAAGCGCGGCTACTCCGGCCTGCGCGGCTTCCTCCAGGACGTGATCCGCTCCCGCCACGGGAAGCCCAGCGAGCAGCTCCGCTCCCTGCGTCCGTCGGCCGCCTACCTGGACGGGCTCCCGGAGCTCGAGGCCGCCGCCGGCACGGACGAGGCCTCGACGTTCTACGACCCGTCGCTCGGCGCGATGGTGCCCGCGGCGCTGCTCCCGGGCCTGCTCACGACGCCGGCGCCGGACGACCCGTTCCCCGACACGACCCGCGGCGACATCAACGTCGGCGTGGTCGAGATGCGCGCGCGCGTGGACAAGGACCACTCCTCGAGCGTCTCCGGCGGCTTGCGCATGTACCGCCGGGCCGAGAGCCAGGCCGGGACGGCGAGCCGCGCGAAGGTCGAGAAGATCACGCTGCGCGCTGACGCGCTGATGGGCGTCACCTTCGAGACCGAGGAGCTCCTGCGCGACGCGCCGGGCCTCGTGTTCGCCCTGATCGAGAAGGGCATGCAGGACGAGTCCAAGGCCGTGCGCATCCAGGAGATCATCTCCGGCGACGGCGTCGGCCGGAACCTGGGCTTCCGCAACAGCGGCTGCGTGATCACGGTCGCCAAGGAGACGGGCCAGGCGGCCGGGACGATCACCTACGACAACCTGACCAAGCTCCTCGCGCGCGGCTGGGGCAAGGGGCGCTTCGTCGCCAACAAGACGTGCATCCCGCAGCTGGCGAAGCTCAACGCCGGCACCAACGGGCTCGTGTGGCAGCCCTCCGCGCGCGACGGCCTGCCCGGCACGCTGCTTGGCATGCCGATCACCTACACCGAGTTCCTGCCGACCCTGGGCCAGGCGGGCGACATCGTGCTGGTCGCGCCGTCGGAGTACCTGGAGGTGTGGCGCCAGGACCTCGAGACCGAGGAGTCGATCCACGTCCGCTTCCTCGAGAACGAGCGGGCCTTCCGCTTCACGCTGCGCCGCGGCGGCGCGCCGTGGTGGAGGAGCGCGCTGACGCCCAAGAACGGCGACACGCTCTCGCCGTGGGTCGAGCTCGCCGCTCGCACGTAGTCCCGTCGGGGCGCGGCGTCCGGGCCCGGCCGCCGCGCTCCCCCCTCCACCCACGGGCCCTCCCCGCGCGCCTGGCCCCGGCGCGGGGTGCGACGAGGGGCCGCCCGCACACCCGGAGACGTCCATGTCGCCCTTCCTGTTCACCTTGCTCCTCGCCGTCGTCGCGATCGTGGTCACCAGCCGCGCCTCGGCGACCGCGCTGGGCGCGCACAGCCTGCTCTTCGACTTCGGGATGAAGCACTTCATCCACGACCCCGGCACGACGAACGCCTGCCTGGCCTCGCCGGACGGCGGCACCACGCCCTACTACCTGGACATGAAGGGGGTGATGAAGGCGGTGATCGGCGTCGCGCCGACCATCGTCGGCGGCACCGGCATCACGCTCGTGCGCATCTTCGCGTCCTCGGACATCGCCGGCGCGGTGAACGCGACGCTGGTGAAGACGTCCGGCGCCATCCAGCTGGACAACCTGGACGGCTCGGCCAACGGCGGCGGCGACATCTGGCGCGCGGAGGTCCACGGGCAGCAGCTGCGCGAGCTGGACCCGGACGGAGCGCTCGGGCTGCGCTACCTCACGGTCGAGATCACCACCTCGACGAACACCGACGAGGCGGTCGTCACCTTCCTGACGCTGGGCATGTTCGGCTTCGAGAACCAGTCCGCCACCGTCCAGAACTGATCCCGAGCCGGCGCGGGCTAGGTGCCCGC